CCGTCGCGTTCTTGCGGAACAGCGTCAGTTGCACATTCTTCAGGATTCGCTCCTCCGACAGCCGGATGAACAAAGGCAGGTTGCTCACGAAGGTCGTCTCCGTATTCTCCGTGTAGTCCTGAATGACCTGCTTTAGCTGCGCGTAAGTAAAACTCATGATATCACCACAGTAACAAAGCCAACACTGCCCACCATCGGATAGATAATGCCTACAGGAGGAAAGACGTTGTTTCCAACGGAAACGTAAACGTGACCTTCTTCGGGATCGGGGCGCGGGTTCCGCAAAGCCTGCGGATCAGGATAGGCCTTTGGCGGAAACAGTTGGGGGTGCTTAGGGTCGTATTCATCAGCGCCAACCAGAAGTCCCGTCCATTCTTTGCGCATATCGCGCAGGCGGTAGCGAACCCCGGATCTATCCGAAATGCCCCAAGCCTTTTTTCCACTGGCATACGACATCAGAACCTCAAGTAGGATACGTCAGGTTGCAGTTTCAACGGAACGCGATCTTCGTCTTCCTCTGCCGCCCGAGTGAACTCTTCCTCGTAAATTGCCTTAAGCATTTCCATGCGATCAGGGGCGCGTTTCATCGCAAGATAGTAAGAAAGACCAGCAACCATGCAAGGGTAGAAACGCCACGGCATCTGGGTGGTGTTTGTCAGAGCCCCCGCATCCTCTAGACGCCGCACGTAGTAGTAGATAATCTGGTCCGTCGAGTTTTCAGGAACTTGCCATAGGTTGATAACAGGGCTGATCTGGCGGTTGTAGTAGAATTGGGAGGGGCGGCCCTGCGTGGTCTTGTTGGGCAGAAGAAAAAAGTCGCCGCGACTGATCCGTTCGACCTCGTAATCCGTACCACTACGACGCAAGACCATTTCCAAGATGTCGGCATGGTCGGCAGAGACAGTGTATTGCGCCGTCCCCTGCGTCACGGTGATCGTTGCTTGGGCCACGGTCCACAGGTTCAAGCCCCTGTTAGCCCACTCGGCAAGCATGAGGTTCAGGGACCGACGCGCTGTACGTGCGTCGTAACCAGTGCGGACCTCAAGTCCACACCGCTCATACGCTTCTTCGATGAGCTCAGCGACGTCTAACTCAAACGTCCGGGTCCCTGAAGTTGTCATGGCTGGTTAGCAACCTTTGCCGGAAACTTTTCCGCCGCTCTTCATGCCCATAGCCATGGCTTTGCGGGGGCTGACCATGTCAGCGGAAATCTTCCCGCCCATAGCCTTCTTTACTGTACCACCACGAGCCATTTTGCCAACGCCGTCAGCGGCAAAAGCAGGCACTTTCTTCCCGCCCTTGACGACCATCTTAATCTTCCCGCCAGCCTTGTAACCTTCGGGCTTCATATTATTCATCATGACCTGACTCCGTATAAAGGTCTACTTCCGGAACTGTGCCGTTTTCGCGGCGATCTTTTTCGGTTGCGCGACAAACTGTTTTCCAGACTTTGTGCCTTCCCGCTTTGCCTTCGTAGTCGCAGCATACTCTGAAGCAGTTAAAGACGCACGAGCTTTCTTAGGCAGATACCTCTCCCCAGTGGCTTTTGAGCCTTGGGTAGAGTTCTTACCGCTCTTGGTCCCCCACTCCTCGTCCGTCCATTTCTTCAGGCTTTTCTGCGGAGCTTTCAATCCTTGTAACCTCCGCCTTTGGCCTTGTACTGCTGTGCCAGCATCTGCGCCTTACGAGCGCTCCACTGGCCCGGAGAACCCCCCTTGCCGCCACTCTTAATGCTCTCGAAGAGAGACTTGCGCATGGTGGGCTTGGTATAGTTTCCAGCCTCGTTGACGCGGGACTTTGGCTTTGCCATTTTCTTCCCCCCGGGCACGGTGATCTGTTTGGACATGGAAGAGCGATTCATGTCAGCAGTTCCACGCCTTAAGAGACAGAGCCTTCCGAGTCGGACGGCCCTTTTCGTCCTTCATCGGCCCCGGCATCCCACCCATACGTGCGCAGAAGCTTTTGCGCCGTTTGGCATCTTTCTCGGTCTTTGGGTTTGGAGCCGGAGGCTTCAAGTTCATGCCTTGGGCCTTTGCCGAAGCTCTGCCCTTGGCGTTCAACCCGCCCTTTGGATCTTTGCCCTCGGTCCTCTGCCATGCCGGAGACTTTGCCATTGGCATTCATCCTTATGAGTAGAAGGCCGTGACCGAGGTAATGTTTGTCAACGTCGAGATATACAGGTCCGACGTAAACACGATCCCCTCATCGGGGATGTAGAAGTTGTGCGTAACGCTCGGAACAAGATCGACGTCCAAGAGGGTTGCGCCCCCGTTGCCGTCAGTCATGGTCAAGCGCCCTGCCGTAGCAGTTGTCGTAACAACGAGCATACGAAGACGGGCGCGTCCAACACTGAACGCCCCCGTTGCCGTGACCCGTTTTGATTTTACATCAGAACCGGACATATTTTACCCCTTACGGCAGATCGTGTGCCTGAATGTAGCGGACGGTCAAAGTGCCCGTGCCTGTGCCTGTGTTAGCGGACAGGACAAAGACGCGCTTATCCGCAGTGCCCGTGTCATCCCAGTTGCCTGTGCGAGTTGCGTCACTGCCGGGGCTAAGGGCAATCACACCAATCGTGCCGCCAGCAGCGCCAGAGACGTATTCGGTGGACGTGGCGCTGTTGCCAACGCTGAACGTTGTCGCGGCACCGCTCCACACCGCCGTGACCACCATCTGCATATTCAGAATGTGGCTGTCTGCCGGAAGAACGATGTCCGTCCCAAGGGCCGTGGCAGTCCCTGCTTGCGTAATCGGGAAGTGCTGCACCATGACGACGGAGCCGACGTTCTTGACGTCAGTCCCCAAAGTGGTCCCTGTGGTATTGCGAATGTCGCCCGCCCGAATCGGGCCCGAAAAAGTAGTCTTACCCATGTCTATCTCCTTGCACGGTTAAAGGACGATCTGTCTGTGCAACGTCCGCTTTGCGGTCATCTCGTCCAACTCAGGTATAGTAGCACGTATCGTGGAAAAAAGAAAAGGGCGAGGTTTTACCCCCGCCCTTAAGTCTATGACCCTTTCGGACCATTAAGCGCCAATCGAACCGAAGATGCAGCGCGGGTCGGAGAAGCCGAACGAATAACGCTCACGTGCCTTGAAGCGCATGTTACCCGTATCGAAGTCTGCTTCCATCCCCGTCGAGAGCGGAGTGCGCTCGAAGTTGATGAAACCGCGAGGAGCATCCGTCTTGATGAAGAATGCGTCCGGGTCGGTCAGGAAGTCGTTGACCACGTAGCCGTCAGGCAGCAAGCTCATCGAGCGAATTGCGTTGACGTCATTGTCAGCCGTACCGACGCGCAGGTTCGAAACCATCAGACGCTCAGCAACGAACTGCTGCTGACGCGAGATGACGAGCTTCATGCCACGGAGGGCAACCTTCAGGCCGCGTTCGTCGACAAAACCAGCAATGTTGATCAGAGCGTCCTCGAGCGAGGTTTCGTTCAGGTCGGCATCGGTGGTGGGGCGGTTCGCAAAAGTCGAACCGTTGGTCAGCGGGTGGGCAGTGGAGCAAAGAGCCACGCCGTCGCCGCCAGCCGAAGCACCCGCCGAGAAAGCGTTGTTCAGAATGGCAGCGGCTTTCACCTGCTTGGTATGAGCCATCGAGCGAGCGAGGGCTTTCGTGTAGCGACTGCCGAGGCGGTCGTACAGGTTGTCCTCGATAGCTTCCTCGGTGATCGAGAAGGCCAGCGCGATGGTTTCGTGGTTGTACCGAGCGGTATACGATTCTTGAGCATCGTCATACGTGATGCCAGAACCTTCCGATTTGGTCGGTGCTGCGCCGAAGCCGGACAGCATAACCTCTTCTTCGAATGCACGATCCGAAGACTCGGTGGTGAAGATTTCAGTATGCTGGTTTTCGTAACGAGCATACTCCATGCCGAACAGAGCGTTGAGACCGGGCTCAAGCTCTTTCGCCAGTTGGGCGCGCGAAATTGCCATGGGTCAGGTCTCCTTATGCCACCGTGCCTTCGGAATTAGCTTCCAGAAGGGCATGGTTGTTGAACATGACGATCATTTGAACGCCTGCTGCTGCAAAATCCTGATTCGTCGGGTCTTCGTAGATACCCAGAATCTTCAGAGGCAGAGAAGCATCAGATGCATCGAGAGTTGCGACATCGAGGCCAGCGGAGGAAACACCCGTGACCGTCGAACCCGACGTGCCCGTATTGAACTGAGTGTTTTCAAAGATGGCTGCTTTTGCCGTCGCACGGTCCGTGAAACTTGCGTCCGTTGCAATGGTAAAGCGTTGTGTTGGGTTGTCGAAAACGAACCCGACGATGTCGTAGTTTGTGTCTGCGCCCGAACCGGGCCAGTACCGAGAAAAAACCTTCTTCCCGGTTACAGACGAGACGTACTCGCAGCCGTTAAATGCGCCGACATGTTTATAAGTGTCTCCCGAAGCCGAACCAGTGATGGCAATTTGACCAGCATTGACTGCAATAACGGGGGACCCTTGATAAATAGCCGAAGCACTAGAGCCGATGAAGTACGAATTGGTACCTTGGCTGTTGGGTGCACCACCAGCAAGATTGATCGGGCGAAGCCCGAACGCACCAGACGTATTTGCCATAGACGTTGCTCCTTATCAGACGGACGTTTTTCGTCCGCCAAACGATACCCGACTTTGCCGTTGTTGATTGATCGGCATCGACGGATGTTGCTCTTTCATCAGGTCCTGATCGACAGCTTCCATTTG